ACATCCGCTTCTATCGCCAAAGATCACACAAGCATCTTTTTCGCGGTAACGAATGCAATGTGGTACAGCATCAACGGCACCAAAACTTAAATCCCCACAGGAGAAGACGATGGCACTTGATAGCGATATCAGCAATTCAGACTCACACCTTCACGTTGAGTTTTATGAGAATGATCGCAAACCCTACGAGGGCGTGCCGTTTGTTCGGATAATGATACCTGGGGACAAGACCACCGAAATCGATCAGCCTGTGCGCGAAGATCACAAGGAACGATTCCCGAGGCAATGGCTGTATTACCAGATGAAAAACAGCGACGGGTCGTTGATCGGCACTCCTCTAGAGGTGTGGCACAAGGCCGCACCCGAGGAATTCAACGACCGGCAAATGGCTGAACTTCAGATCCTCAAGTTTCAGACCGTCGAACAAGTCGCAACCGCCTCAGATTCTCAGGTCCAGAAGGTCGGCATGGGTGCAGCGGGCTTGCGCGAACTCGCAAGGGCGTTTCTTGCTCGCAAGAACCAAACGCAAAACAGTTCGGACCTTGAGCAGACGCGACTTGAATTGGATGAATTGAAGGCGCAGATGGCGATGCTGATGAACCAGCGCAAACCCGGCAGGCCACCCAAAGAGGCGTAAATGTCTTACACGATGCTGCAACTCGTCCAGCAAGTCACGAACGAGCTGGGCGTTTCAACGCCGACGTATGTGGCGGGGAACACGAATCAGGACGTTATCCAGATCCTCGCCCTGATGAATGCGAGCGGCTACGAGCTGCTCCGCAAGCATCCGTGGCAAGCCCTGACCAAGCAGAATCAGTTTTATACTGAATTTTTGACCACGACCGGCAACTGGACAACGGCCAGCCGGGTCATCACAGGCATTCCAAGCACCACAGGTCTGGACACGACCTATCAGGCGATCGGCACCGGCATCAATCAGAACTGCTTTATTGCAAGCGTTGATTCGGGAACGCAGGTCACGATGAACGCCGACTTCAGCGCGGCGGGTGGATCTGCTGCGACGGTCTACTTTCAAAAGATGCGCTACGACTTGCCCGCCGACTACGAGGCTCTGATTCCGCGCACGATGTGGGATAAGGATAAACATTGGGAAATGCTAGGCCCAGAGGACGCACAGCAATGGGAATGGCTGCTCTCGGGCTACATCTCGACCGGGCCGCGAGTTCGGTGGCGTTTGTTTGGGGGTTACTTTCAGATCTGGCCGGGGTTCTCAAACGCTGAATATCTCGGGTTTGAGTATCGCAGCAACGGATGGGCGAACGCCGCCAATGGTGCGGTAAAACTATCCTTCACCGTCGACACCGACACGACCATTTATCCCTCGCGGTTGATGGTTCTCAATACAAAGCTCAAGTATTTTGAGGCGAAGGGCTTTGACACCACAGCCATGTATCGGAATTACCTTGAGGAATACGAGGCGGCTCTTGCGCTTGACATGTCCAGCGCGAACCTGTCGTTCGCACCTCGCCCAGGCACCGTCTTGATCGGCTACGACAACATTCCTGATTCAGGCTACGGCAACTGACATGGCCCGCCCTAACCAGATGGTTCAACGAACGGCTGCGAATGTGCAGTCGATTCCGGCACCTGTCGGCGGCTGGAACGCACGCGATTCCCTCGCCAACATGGAGCCGATGGACGCGGTGACGCTAATCAACTACTTCCCGACGGTCAGCAACTGCGTTCTGCGAGGCGGCTATAGCCGATGGGCGACGGGGTTCACAGGGCAGGCCCAGAGCCTTTTTTCGTACTCGGGTGGCGCAACAAACAAACTGTTCGCGGTCGTTGGCACGCCGTCCCTGTCGATCTACGATGTGACCGCAGGCGGGGCCGTAGGTGCTGCCGTTGTCAGCGGCCTGACTAATGCCATCTGGGAATACACAAACGTCGCTACAACGGGCGGTAATTACCTCTACGCGGTCAATGGAGTAGATAAGCCTCTCCTTTATGACGGTACAACTTGGACTGCCGTAGATAATGCGTCCACTCCGGCTATCACCGGCGTGACCACGACCACGCTGGACAATGTGACCCTTTTCAAGAACCGGGTATGGTTCATCCAAAAGGACACGCTGAAAGCCTGGTATCTCCCGACCAGCGCGGTCGGCGGCGCGGCGCAATCCCTCGACCTCAGTTCCATCGCCAAATTCGGCGGGCATCTTGTGGATCTGGATACCTGGACGATCGATGCGGGCTACGGTGTCGACGACAATCTGGCCTTTGTAACGTCCAACGGCGAGGTGATTGTCTACCGAGGCACCGACCCTGCAAGCGATGCTACTTGGGCGCTGGCGGGCGTCTGGAAGCTCGGCAGCCCTATTTCCAAACGAGCCATGCTCAAGTGGGGCGGGGATCTGCTGATCCTTACCTACGACGGCCTGATGCCGATGGCGCAGAGCCTTCAATCCTCAAGGCTTGATCCTCGGGTCGCTCTCTCAAACAAGATTCAGGGCGCTATAACGGCTGCGACCACCGCCTACGGTGGAACCCACGCCTCAGTCGGCTGGCAGGTTTATTACAACGCCAAGCGAACCGCAGTTTGGATAAATGTCCCTGTTGCTGACGGGTCGCAGCAGCAGCAATATTGCATGAACACCATCACGAAAAGCTGGTGCCAGTTCACCGGGTGGGAAGCGAACGTCTGGGAAGACTACGGAGATGATCCGTATTTCGGCGGGAACGGATTTGTAGGTAAAGCATGGGACGATTCTTATGCCGACAACAGCGTAAATATCTCGGCAAATGCGCTGCAAGCGTTTAATTATTTAGGCTCTCGCGGAGTAAAGAAATACTTTACCCGCGCCAGGCCGAGCATCTTTACAAACGGAACTCCCGCCATTTCTGTCGGCATTAACGTAGATTTTGACGTTCAGAACAACGCCGCGCCTCTGGCCTTCTCGCCCAGTTCGGTCGGTCTTTGGGACGTTGGCACTTGGGACGTATCCAATTGGGGCGCTGGTTTGCAGATCACGAACAACTGGCAGGGCATCACCGGATTGGGCTATTGCGGGGCGATCTTGTTGACCAGCGCGAGTAGCGGGCTGGAAATAGAATGGGCATCAACTGATGTGGTCTATCAAACCGGATGGGCCGGAATATAGTCAACGGGGCGAAGGTCGGCCATTGGGTCGCCCGACGCATTCGGGGAGGGTATTTTGAGGAGCGTTCTCAGGCGATCGGGCTGGAGTGTGACGGGGAGATGGTGGCGGGCGTTATCTATGAAAACTGGAATCATCAGAGCATCTGGTGCCACATTGCGGTCGAAGGCAAAATGACACCTGCTTATCTAGCGGCGATATTTGATTACCCGTTCAACGTCGCGCAGGTTGAAAAGATTATTGTCCCGGTTGGGTCGGATAATGAGGAAAGCATCAAACTGGTCAGAAAAATGGGCTTTGCTGAAGAGGGACGAATCAAGGACGCGAGGCCCGAAGGTGATCTTGTTTTGTACACAATGACACGCGATGCGTGTCGGTTTCTAGGAGAAAGATATGGGCAAAGACTCACCCTCGCCACCTGCAACGCCTGACTATGCCGGAGCTGCCCGCGAGCAAGGCGCAGCGAATGAGGCGACCGCTCGCCTGCAAGGTCGGTTCAATAATCCGAATGTGTACGGTCCTCTCGGAAGCCAGACGGTCAGTTTTGGTGAAGGCGATCAGCCGACCATTACCCAGAGTCTGAACCCGGAGGCTCAAGGGACGCTTGAGGCGCAGCAAAAGGTACAAAGAAACCTTGCCGATTTGGGACTGCAAGGCATAGGCACCGCGCAGAATGTCCTCGGCTCGGCGTTTGACCCCAATCTCCCGCCCATCCAGACCTCGCTTGATACGAGCGGGATCGCCAAAATGCCGGTCAATGCAGGGATGACCGGACAGCAGGCCATTCTGTCCCGATTGCAGCCCATGCTCGAGCAACAATCAAAAGCAACCGAGCAGCGGCTTGCCAATCAAGGTCTGGTGCCTGGCGGCGAGGCTTATGAGAACGCCAAACGCTCGCAGGGCTATCAGCAGAACGATCTGCTAACGCAGGCGGCATTGCAGGGGATCGGACTGGACACCTCGGCGAATGCTCAAGGATTTAACCAGCAGCTCGCAGGCGCTCAATTCGGAAACACCGCGCAGCAGCAGGCACTCGGGCAGCAGCTACAACTGCGGGGCCAGCCGCTTAATGAGATCATTGGCCTCATGGGTGGCTCACAGATCCAGATGCCGCAGTTTCAAGGGTATCAGCCGACGAACATTGCGCCTGCGCCCGTCTTTGCCGGAGCGCAAGCGGGGGGGCAGGCAGGGATGCAGAGTTATGGGATTCAATCTGCAAACGTTAATGCGGCCAATAAAGGGCTTTACGATTTGTTGGGATCTGGCGCAATGGCTTTCGGCATGAGACCGGGTTAAGGGGAAAAGAATGGCTGATGTCAGTTTTAACATCGCAAATCCGTATCAGACGCAGCTTGAGGAACTCGCTCGGCGGCAGAAGATGGCCGAGATCATGCAGCAGCAAGCCTTCCAGCCCATCGAGCGTTCCAGCTATCAGGGCATCGAGGCACCGATCTCGCCGCTCTCAGGTATCGCCAAAGCACTCCAGATGTACATGGGCGGGAAGGCACAAAGAGATATTTCCGAGGAGAAGAAGGCGTTGGGGGAGCAATTCAGAACTCAATCTTCTGAACAAGGAAAGCAATTTATTGAGGCTTTGAAAGGAACGCCGGGCCAAGCAGAAATACCTGTTCCGAGCGGCGAAGGCTTTATGGGCGGCGAAGGTGTCGGGCCGGGACGACCCGCTATCCCTGCCAAAGCGCCTGACATGGCTCGTGCGCTAGAGCTTTCAATGAGTTCTGTAAATCCGATGGTGCAAGGCGCTGGTGGTGCATTGTTGACGGCCTCTTTGCCCAAAGCGTCAAAATGGGAAAAAGTAGAATTGCCGACGCCCGAAGGTGGTAAGCGTGTTGGCTTTGTTGATATGAACTCCCCGAATCCAGAGGCGACATTCAGGCTCGGCGGTCAACAAGGACCGAAAACAGAGCTTGCTAATATTGGCGGCTCAATGATTCCGCGTACTGGATTTGAACAAAATCCACAACCAATAGAACGCACCATGTCGCCTGATACGAAAGCCACATTAGCGCAATCGCAAGCACTTGCAGACAGGGCGTTTAACAATCTTTCTGCCGCACAACAAGCGCAAGACAGACGCGAGGCACAGCGGCTTGGCGTAAGCATTCAGCAGTTTAATTTGAGCAAATGGCAAGCTGAAAATCCATCTATGTCTTTCCAAGAAACAGAAGGCGGCGCTGTTGCATTTAATCCCAAAACAGGCGTTGCGACTCCTGTTATGACAACTTCAGGAATGCCGCTTCAAGGTGGAAAACCTTTAACAGAATTTCAAGGAAAAGCAACCGGCTTTGCATCAAGAGCCGGTGAAGCAGATCAAATTATTAATTCTGTAGGAAAAAAAGGAGAAATAATTCCGAGTTTAATAAAATCTTACGCGGGTGGGGTGCCGGTTATTGGTGGGGGTCTTGAAACGATTGCTAATTTAGCGGCATCACCTGCACAGCAACAAGTTGAACAAGCACAACGAAATTTTGTAAACGCCATTTTGCGCCAAGAATCTGGCGCTTCAATTGCGCCGTCTGAATTTGCTAGCGCACAAAAACAATACTTTCCTCAGTTGGGTGATTCGCCAGAAGTAATTAAACAAAAAACGGCAAACAGGCAAACCGCAATTAACGCACTTAAAGTTCAATCGGGTCCAGGTATGCAAAGAATGCCGCAACAACAAAATGCGGCATCACAAATACGAGCAAGAAATCCCACCACAGGAGAAGAAAGAATATCTACCGATGGTGGGAATACTTGGCAACCGGCAGGGAGATAAAGATGCCTTTACCGGAAGGGTTTGAATTGGTAACAGAGCAACAAAATCAACCGAAATTGCCGGAAGGTTTTGTGTTGGTTACTGGTAAAGATCAAGAATCTCCCTCCATGCAGGCCGGTCGGCGTGCCGATATTTCTATTGGTGGAATGCCGATCGGATCAAGCGTACAGGGCGCAATAAATGCCTTGCAGGGTCCGACCTTTGGTTTCTTAGACGAGTTGGCTGGTGCTGTTGCCTCGCCATTTGGAAAGTACAAAGATGTACGCGATTACATTCGCGGAGCAACGGAACAATTTCGCAAGTATTACCCTGTAACCGCAGCAACCACCAGCGCCATGACTGCGGCACCGACCATGATGCTAGGCGGGGGAGCTGCGTCTGCTGCTCCTGTTGCGGTCGGGATGTTGCCAAAGGTTTTACAAGCGGCCAGAGTGGGCGGGATTCAGGGCGCAATAAGCGGAGCAGGCGAATCAACAGCAAAAGATTTAGGGGGCGTTGTTGCTGACATAGCAAAAGGCGGCGCGGGTGGCGCGGCTTTAGGTGGTGCGGGACAAGGCGCATTAGGTGCTGGCGGTGCTGTTGTTAGCAATGTTGCCCAAAGATATTCGCCACAATTAGCCCAAAATGCTGCAACCGCTAAACTCGCTGAAGCATTGATGCGCGGCGCACCGGAAGGATCTGTATTCACGCAATCAGGCGCACTCAGCACACCAGCAGGACGAGCTGCGGCCCGCATTGAACGATTCGGACCGGAAGCCACTATTGCGGATGTTTCTGGGCAAGCTCCTAAACAATTGCTGGATGTTTTGGCAACCCTTCCGGGAAAAACTAAAGATACTGTAGAGCAGTTGATTAGAGGACGACAGTCTGGCCGAGCCGGTCGGATTATGACCGCTGCCGATGACGCACTTGGCACCAAAGGAAAAGGCTATACCGCAACTCTAGACGCTTTGGAATCAACACAAAAAGCAAACGCTGCGCCTTTATACGACGCTTTAGAGGGCGTTTCTGTTCGGGTTGATAAAGACTTGTATAACCTTCTGCAAAGAGCGCCAGAGGCCCATAAAGCGGCTGAAAAACTGGCACGAACGGAAGGTAAAGTGCCCATTGATTTATCGACGTTAAAAGTGGGGGATGATGTTCCTTTTGATGCAATAGACACAATGAAAAAAACATTGTGGCAACTTGCCGAAAGCGAAAAGCCTAACTTCAAAGCGTCCCCACAAAGCCGCGCTTATGACAATTTAAGGACTTCTCTTACGCAAAAAATGGATGATCTTTCGCCAAAAGATCAAACAGGAAATTCCATATACAAATTGGCTCGGGATGCGTTTGCCGGTCCTGCGGAATTAAAGACTGCAATTGAAACAGGACGAACCTCCATGAAGGTGGATTCGTTAAAGGTTGCAGAATTAACCAAAGGAATGAGCGCAAGCGAACTTGAAGCATTCCGTGTTGGTGCATTGCAATCCCTGCGTGATAAGGTCGGCACCGAGGCCGGGCAAACATCATTGCTGAAGATGTGGAAGGAACCCGCAACCAGCGACAAATTGCGCGAAATATTTGGCAATGATTACCGTAAATTTTCCGCAGAAATTGCAAAAGAAGGGCAATTGAAAGCCCTTGAAGCTACTGGCCGAGGATCACAAACAGCGGGGCGGCTGTATGCCGCCGGAGATCTTGATAATCAGGCGTTGCTAGATGCCGCTCAAGCTGCAAAAAGTGGAATCACCGGCAATTTGGTTGAAGCAGCAAAATCTGTTGGCAAGTCATGGAATAGTGTTGCACTTCCAGAAACAACAAGAAACGAACTTGCCAAAATGTTGATGAGCAAAGGCTCAGAGGCAAAAGGTAATCTGCAAAATGTGGATCAATTGATTAAAGCGTTGAATGCTAATGCGGCGACTCGCGCAGCCTTTACGGGTGGTGTTTCTGGTCAAATTGTCAACAAATTAGGAACTCAACAATGAGCTACAACGGCAGCGGCACATTCAACATAAACACATCGGGCCAGCCGGTAGTCACCGGAACGGTCATCTCCTCGACTGCGTTCAATGCGCTGACTGCTGACCTGGGGACCGGCCTATCGACTGCGATCACGAAAGACGGGCAGACCACTACGACCGCGAAGATCCCGTTCGCTCAAGGCATGAGCGCAGCCGTGGCGTCAAACTTCGCTGCGGGTACGGTTGCTGCACCGGGGATCTACCTATCCACCGACACCGGCACCGGCCTGTACCGGATCGGCGCGAATAACGATGGGTTTGCAATAAACGGTGCGAAGGTCTTGGACATTGCATCGACCGGCCTCGCAGTAACCGGCACGCTGAGTGCGACAACCACAGTCGCAGGATCAGGTGGAGCCTCTACCCTTTCCGTTCCCACTCGGCAAGTCTTCCTGACCGGGACTGCTGCTACCTACACCACTCCCGCCAACTGCCGCAGGATTGTGGTGCGGATGAAGGGTGGCGGCGGGGGATCTGCGGGTGGGGCCGATTCATCCAACAACGCGACAAACGGCGCTGCCGGGGGGACCACTACGTTTAACAGCATTAACGCCAACGGCGGATCGCCTAGTACGGCAGGAAGCGGCGCGGCGGCTCTAGTGGGCGGCGCAGGAGGAACAGCGGGTTCGGGTACTGCGTCCTTGCGTATTTCCGGTGCTCCCGGCTCTCCAGCCCACTCCTATTACGCGACAGCAACAAACGTCAACGTCTTTGGCGGCGCGGGTGGCGGGACCGGCGGCGGGAAAACGTCGAGCGCCGCCGTTTCATCTGGCGCGGGAAACATCGGCGTTGCCAACAGCGGCGGCGGCGCGAGCGGTGGAGCGCCCACAAATAACGTCGCGTTTGCTAGTGCGTCTGCGGTTGGAATTGCAGGGGGCGGCGGCGAGGGCGAGTACGCGGAGATCACTATTTCCACTCCTGCCGCTACCTACACCTACACCGTGGGCGCGGGCGGGACTGCCGGAGCAGCGGGAACCAACGGCGGCGCGGGTGCTGTCGGTGGAAGCGGATTTATCTGCGTTGACGAATACTATTAAACAAAGAGGAAATCATGGAAATCCGTAGCGTTGATTTATCACAAGATGGAATTCTCACGCGAGTCGGCAAGGATGAATTCCTGCTGTCTGGTAATCGAGTAACCCTGTCGGGACTGACGGGTATTCAAGGTGAACACGAAAATCTCTCTGTGGCACACGCCGCAGAAGCGGAAGCGATTGGCAAAGTTATTGCAATGATGAATGCGATGCCTGAGATAGTTCTTGCAGAGCAGAAAACGGAATGAGAAATGTCAGACCTTAACGAACTCGACAAAGCATTCTCCATCCATGAGCAGGTCTGCGCGGAACGGTGGAAGGAAACCATCCTGCGGATAAAAAGGATGGAAACAGTTCTGGTGGGTTCTGCCGGTGCGATCATCTTGCTGCTGCTTGGAATCGTCCTTAAAGTGCATTAAAGGAAAGCCATGAAAAAAGTACTCGTACTTGCCTTGTTCTGCACTAACACCGTTGCCGCCCCCATCATGATCTGCAACGGGGAATATGCGCTGTGTGCGGCTAGTGGGTCTACTCCTACCGGCAAAACGATCACGGTCAAGGGCAAGGTATTTCAGGAGGGGATGGCAATCTGTCCTGTTCTGACGGGGCGTAGCGTAGCCAATCCTGCGCTGATGAATAACTCCTGCGATGCTCCTCCGGGCAAAGTCTGGAGCCTTTTTAGTACCGTAAGCGAAGCGCCACAAGCGCCAAGCTGGGCGGTTGCGCCACTTGTGCAGAGAACCTTCACACTTGGCAAAGATTCCGGGATGTCGAACCAGTGGTCCTTCATTTGCGACAAGCAAGCAAAACTGGTCAACGGGGTGCAGCTCGCATCCTGCTATGGCCCGATCAACGAGTCACCTTGGACAAACGGACATATCAAGCCGGGGGCAAAAATTATTACCGACGCTCCAGCCGGGGTGTTGAATCCTGTGGGCGGTAATTTCTAGGAGACTAGCAATGTTCCCTCTTGGTGCAATCCTAGACATTGGCAGCAAGCTGGTCGATAAGTTCTTCCCTGACCCGGCTCAAGCGGAGCAGGCAAAACTGAAGCTGTTGGAGATGCAACAGAACGGAGAGCTTGCCCAGCTTAATGCTGAAGTTGCTGAGCAGCACGAATTGACCGACAGGTTAAAAGCGGATATGGGTAGCGATTCTTGGCTATCCAAAAACATTCGTCCTCTGGCGTTGATTGCAATTTTGTCCGGTTATTTTGTATTTGCGATGATGAGTTCTTTTGGGCATAACGCGAATGAGTCCTATGTCGAGCTTCTAGGGCAATGGGGCATGTTGATAATGAGTTTTTACTTTGGCGGCAGAACGCTAGAAAAAATCATAGGTATGAAGAAAAAATAATCTTGATTTGTCAAAAAATTACTGGGAATGTAATGATTGACCTCACTAAAGTTATTGGAGCCGTTGCCGCAAGTGTTGCCGCACTAGGCGGAAGTTACACGCTTGCTGACAAGTTTGGCTGGTTTGACAGGGCCATCATTGAATGGTCTCCAGAGAATTTCAAAATTGTGGCAGATGCTGGAAAACCCATTACTGTCACGGTTGCAAGAATTAAGAAACGCGACGACTGCTCGGTCGAGAGTTTTACCCCAAGCATTCGTGATGCGGCTGGTATGGTGCATGAGGCGACCACCACCGCCAGTAAGTTTAGCGGGCCAGCAGGCCCAGAGATTGACACGTTTACATACGAACTCACGATGGTGAGAAAAGAAAAAATTGCCAGCGGCAAAGCGACTTTGCTGGCGACCATCAAATACAAATGCCCTGAAGGGGAGCGTGTTGTGCAATACCCCCGTCACAAAAATTTAAGTTTTGAATTGAAAGGGTAACCATGATTCCAATTGCTGAATCGCCATGAACCTAAGTAATCATTTCACTCTTGAGGAACTCACCGTCACAGATCATCGGTCGCTGGACAACACCCCTAATGCGGGGGAGATCGAGAATCTCAGGCGGTTGGCTGTGTTCCTTGAACTGGTGAAAGACAGGTTAGGAGGCAGACCGATCATGGTTAATTCTGCTTTTCGCAGCAAGGCCGTGAACGATGCCGTAGGAAGCTCTGACAAGAGCCAACATAGGCTAGGCTGTGCGGCTGACCTGAGAGTGCCTGGGATGACCCCGGATCAGGTTGTAAGGGCTGTAATGACTTCCGGGTTAGAGTATGACCAGATCATTCGGGAATTTGATAGATGGACCCATCTGAGTATCCCCAACCTGCCTACGGCGGCGCCCCGGAAATCAGCCCTGATTATTGATCGCGCAGGAACTCGAGCGTTCGCTTAAACTGACTTACCGATCGCCATCGGTACTCCCTTCCCCCCGCCTTGCGCGGGGGTTCTTTTTTACCCTTCGACCGAATACGTTCGGGTGGGCGTTTGCCACTCCCGGTTCGGCGCCGGTGTGATCCAAGACGGGTCTTGCCACACCAGCCTGTTATTCGGGTACGCGATCCACGCCCCCGACTCAAGCGCGAGCACATGATGATTCTTGTGCTGATCCGGCACCTCGGACCAGCCGGTCTTCATCCAGTCTACCGTGAATAGATACTTCCCTTTGCGGATCTGACCGTCCCTGCCCAGAGCTGTCACCGCATGACCTTTGAGGAACGGCAGCGCGATAACGGTGAACTCGTACCCGTAGCTGTCCCACCAGGACGACTGCTCGATCGGCAGCGGGGCGCAGGGCTTGCTGCAAATCATGTGAATCGGGACTCGCGCCCATTGTGCGCCGCTGTCAAGCATGACCTGAAACATCGGCACACGCGCTGGTTCCGCTCTGAACGCAAAGACAACCGCTGGCGTGAACTCGCCGTGACCCCGCTTTTCGTCAAACAGGAATTCGTTTCGGACAAAACAGTTTGTGTACGGTGTCTCGCCGAGGAGTGTCATAGCTTGAACGTCGTATGGGCCTCGAACAACTGCGCCCGCAGTCGATCGCACTCAGCCTCAAGCTCAATGAGCCGCTTACCCGCTCGCGTCAACAGGTCGGCGGTGATGTGGTAGTCATCACATTGGGCGTAGGACAGACAGGCTTCAGCGAGCGTTTGCATGGTTCACCTTTTGAACGGCCATCAGGATCTTCGCTGCCCGGTCATTGTCGCGCCGGAAATCGTTGTACTTCAGTTCGGTCGATGTCAGGCACTCGCCAAACTGGTACAAGCTGCCGGTTATGCAGTCCATAAAGTAGACGCAGTTGAACGTATCGACTAACGCAAACGTCCTTCCGTTGGCGACGAACAGATCGTGGTCGGCAATCCACTTTTTCTTGCTCTCGGGTGTCAGCGTTGGGGTAAAGCACTCACCGTCCGATGCAAGGTTCAGCCCTGCCGCTAATTTAATACGATGCATTTCTTGCACTCCTTTTGCTTTTTAGTGGATCCGCATTTCGGGCATGTCGTGCGGTACTTCTGCACCCGAGCCTGGTAGCGCCGGCTGCGGGCTAACGCACGTTCAAGCTCGCTGATACGGTCAAGGGCATTTCGGGCAATCAGACATACGTCTTCAACAACTTGGCTTTCCACGCGCTTAGTTTTCTTGCGTCTTTCAGGCAGTCTTTGCACCATGATGAGAGCGTCCTGTATTTGGTTAAGTAGAAATGGTCGGGTCGCTGGTGCTTCGCGCAGCATGTGCATTCTTTTGAACGTGATGCCTCGTTGCGTCGAGCGTTACGGTTTCCCGGTCGGGCGTTTGGGTGCATTATTCCGACCCCGACCCCGACCACGACCACGAACACGAACACGACCCCGACCCCGACCTCTCCCACTCCCGCGACCACGAACGCGAACGCGACCCCGACCCCGCCCGCGACCACGAACGCGAACGCGACCCCGACCGCGCCCCCGACCACGACCCCGACCCCGACCCCGAACGCGCCCACAACCCCGACCACGACCCCGAACGAATCTTCTGCTTCGCCGACTTCATTTGACGATACCAAACGCCTCAATCGAGGCTGTTTGGATATAGAGTTCAGGGCAGACTGCCTGGGCGTCCTTCCAGCCTTTCTCCGTAAAGGCACCAGTCTCATAAACGATTTTTGGATCGGACAGGAGTACACACGTTTCGTTTACACCTATCAATTTTCCTGTGTAGATGTAGTTCGCACAAAAGAATGTGACTTGCTCTCCGAGCAACGCCTCAAGACCTTCGCCATCAACTTGTTCAACGAGCTTTTTCATTTTTAGTACCCTTCATTTGTGGTTGCGGTGCTGGTTTATCAAAAGTGCCGTAAGCAAGAAGGCAAAACACAGTAGCCAGAGCAACAACAGCGGCACATGCGAACCCCGCCGCAAAGCCCCGGTGCCAGCCAGTCGAATGCGCTTGTTCATACTCGTCCACCGAATTTATATTCATTCTTCCTCCTTCACATTCCGCAGCGCCTCGGCGTGGGACGCCTCAAGATGATCTTGTACAAAGATATATTCGTTTGAGTAGACATCCGACAGCGCAGCCGCGAGGCGTCGGATAAGGGCGGCGGCTTCGGTGCAGGAATTGACATGATCCCATTCCGGCGAGTCGCCAACTTTCCACGTGCTCGGCAGCGAATACGCATCACCTTCCAACCTCTGCGCCAACCTCTCGGCGGGGGTCATGCGTCCTCCTGCGCGGCCTTGATCGTATGTTCTGGGATGTGCGGACCATTGCACTTCCACGGACTCACGCAGTTCGGACACATGTATTCTGGCTGCGCGGCCTTGATCGCGGCGTCGAGCATCATAGAAAGTTCGTCGGCCCGGTCAGATTCAATGTCGTCAAAGTATTCTTTTGCCGCCCGCATCGCCGCTACCGCGTCAGTGCTCATCGATCTCTCCTTTTACCAGTACACCACGCGTATCTATTACAAATCCGGGCGCAGGTTTCGGGCACAGTTCCGCCGGTCCTTCCATGTTGCGCAATACCGATCCGCCAAGATCGTATTTCTTGAGCAATACAACGCACTCGTGCGCTAACTTGTCATTGCCCGATCGTTTGACCGAATACGATAGGCGTCTGCACATGCTGGCGAGATTGTCTATTTGCTCGATCTGCTTGATGCACAAGTCGTTGAGTTGATTGCACTCGCTTTCCAGCGTGTTGACCGAACCTTCGAGTTTTGATATGCGCTCGCGTAAGTTTGGGATTACCTTTTCAGTAAGGTTAATCTCATCTTTTCGGCGTTCTTCGCATTCGATTCGCAATGATGCGAGTTCCCTGCACTCGGGGTAAAGGCAATCATCAGGCTTAACGTGATGTCGGCATGTTGCGACTATGTTCATTTTGTTTTGTCCTCAATCTTTGCTTCGACTGGCCTCCGGTTCCATCGCTCAACAAGAATGTGCTTTACATCATCTTTCAACGGGTAAATAAGTGCACTAGAAGCACGGCAAAGCCCGTTATCACATTCAACGTACATGCTGCCATCGCTACCGCTTCCCTCCGGCATCGTGAACATGGTCGCAGCCGATCCACAGAACGGGCATGGTTTTAATTCACGGTTGAACCAAGCATCATCATCGGCGCACATGGTCATGACTTCCTCGCACGCGGTTTTCATTTCGCATCCTTGCGTGCTGCGTCGATGGCGGCGTCGAGGTGGCCGACGATTGATCCTTTAAGCAGGTCCACTCCCGGCGGTTCAATCTCGATCCGCAGCAACCTGCGCCCCGTTGCGGCATCTGTGCCGACACGAATCATTCGCTGCACTTGCCGATACCTTGCATCGTTCTCCCGCATCCCCTCGACCTCTGCCCGAAGGTTTGAGTTCTCCACGACTAGCGTATTGCGCTCGACCTGATACTTGACGGCGCGGTACTTAGCCGATTCGACCTCTTCCCGCAGCTGCGCGAGTTCTTCGCGAAGGGCGGCGTTCTCGCGTTCAAGGTTGCAGGCGAAGTCGTATCGGATAGCTTTGACATGCCAATCGCCTGTGGCGTGAGGAACGATCGCATCAAAAACCATTGCATCCGTCTCCGGCGTCTTTCGTTCGTTCATTTGCCCTCCAGTTTCGCAGACTCAATCGCAAGCCCTACGCAGATCAGTACAGCGTAAAGTTGCCATGAATAGATAGTCAGTCCAGCGGTGGCGAGAATCCCTCCGATAGCCGCATACAGCCCAATACGCAGCAGCGTTCCAAAGCGGATGTCAATGCTCATTTGGCGGCTCCTTCAACGGCAATGCCAAGCGCCGCGAGGGTGGCGAGGACGGCATCTTCGGCGCGGAATGCGTTGTTCTTACCAAATGTTTCTTCTACGCGCTCCCGTACCCACTCCTGCGTCACGCTCGGCGGCGAGGACAGGGCGCGGATAGCAGCGGCGTATTGCAGACCATCCCAAGCGCGAGACTTTGCATTTGTCTCCAGTTCAGTACCGGACCACTTGGCGACCTTTGCGTTGCCCCATTCCTCGCACACCCTCGCCGCCTCCTGTATCGCCAGCGCTCGGGCTTGGGCGGGGGATGAGGCGTAGAGACGTTCTCCGCCTTGCAACTGCCCCCAATCAAACAGCGGCTCCCATTGCAATATAAAGCCGTTGTCAACTTCGTTGCGAACCACTTTCGCCACCGGCTCGGCGCTCATTTCGCACGCTCCTTTAACATTTCGTCGGCAAGGTGATACGCCATCTGTGCGCAAGCCGATGCCGGAATCATCGGATCGTTAAGCATGCGTGTGATCCCGCTAAGAGCCTTCCCCGCAAACCAGTCGCGCAGGGTCATGCCCTGATTGGTCCGCAACGAATACTCGCTCGGGTACGCCGGTCCTCCGTCTTTCTCGCTCATCTCATCTCTCCCCAATTTGTGCGTAGGTAACCACCTTTGCGTCGGCCTTCATCAGCCGCGCCCGGACCTTCTTGCGGTCCTCGATCAAGTTATTTTCTTCTGCCTCGATTTCCTCAAGGCGTTGCTGGAGGTACTGAGACTGCCCCCACCAGTAGTGCCACAAGAAACGATTTAGTAAGTTCATTTCGCTGCCCTCTCTTTAGGTTTTTTTACAATGACCGGCCCTTCCCACGGGAGGTCATCCGGCATGTCATCAAACCCAGAACCGCAACTAACAGTAGCGTCAAACTCAATTTTTAGAGCAGTCGCCAGATCATCGCCGAGCATTGCCTTGTCCTGGCAGTCGGTGATTTCCTGACTAGAATAAACCGGCTGCTGGAATTCCTTGTTTGTAATCTTGTTCCGGTATGTCAGCAAGTTATTCTCGTTCGCATCTACCAGCTCGGCAAACCGGCCCAGAAGCACCGGGATGTGGCGGTGGTCCCGGCACCCCTTGCGCTGCTCCGGCACCGTCAAATCCTTCTTATGCTCGGCGCAGCTCCATTTCCCATCGCCGTCCAGCTCGGGCGTCGAGTGGGCGCAAGTGCGGCAATTAACCTGCGGTGCTTCCGTTTCGTAGCATTGGTCCTTGAACCGGCAGTATTTACAGGAGAAATACTCCGCATTCTCACCGAGCGTGATTGCAGGCTCATTCCCCGTCACAATCCGGTGCGCCCGGTCATACAGCCGGTCAAACTCTTTCCTGTCAAACTCGATGCGCTCGCTGTGGATGTCGTCCGTGTCCTTGTTAACCACTAGATACATGGCCCTGTCCAGACCGGCCCATCCCATGTAAAGTGTCATCTGCGCGTAGTGCTGCGGCTTGGACTCCTTTACCCCTTTTTTTACCATTGCGGCAAAACTCTTGGCGTTCGCGGTCTTGAATTCAAGAACATGCCAGGTCTTCGGTGCTTCCGGCAATCCCAGAGCAGCGCCGTCCATGCTCCCGCCCACATGCCCGCCAACCGCGCTAAATCGCCATTGTTGGCCCTTCTCGTCGCGGTCTGATACTTCCACCCCAATCGCTCGCAGGTTGGCGATCAGGCGCGGCTCTGCGAGTTGGCCTGACTCAAACAACCGCAACATCCGACCGTCAAAGTCGGGCTGCTTTGCCCACCGGAAACTGAGCCACAAGTACCGCTCGCACTCGTGGCCCAATTCAGACGCCCCGAGGTGGGGGCGCTGCCCCGCCTCCGCGCTCTTCTCGTACTGACTAAAGATCGCGGCGGCGGTTGAGTTTTGACGCTCAGGCAGCGCGGTCATTACTTTTTAGCCCACGGCTGACGAGCTGCGCCGGCAGGTTTCGGCGTAGGCCGCAACGCCTCGGGCAGATCCAGCGCCAGGTTGCTCGGGGCGTAGCCCTTGATCCGGTTCGTCATCGTGTCGTTGACCGGGTTGCGCTCCTGCACCACATCGACCATCAGCGGGATGTTGTGTAGATCCTCCGAGTCGTCAAGGGGCCACGCCACGCCGGTCGACTGGCAGATCGCAGCCAATTCCCTGTACGCGATCTCCTCGGCGGTCTTGTTGGGATTGCTGACGTTGAGGCGGGTCCAGAGCTTGCGCCCCTTCGCCGAGTTCCCAACGACCTCAAAGGTCAACTGCAAGTATTGGCCGGTCCCGGCCTTCGTGTCCTTGAGTTCGCTGTCGGTGACGATGACCTCATACCGACCCGGCTCCAGCGCCGAGAAGTTCTGCTGCGGTTCCACGGTTTCCGGCATTTGCAACGCTTTAAGATTTGCCATGATGCTATTTCCTTTGGTTTGGTTGGTTTTACTTCTGTACTGCGGGTGCCGACATCGCCGCGACAAACGCTTGCCAGTCCAGCGGCAGAGCATCCGGCAGCGAGTAACGGTTCTTTGCGAGATAAGCCGGACGTTCGGCGGTGTACATCAGACGCTCGCCTGTTGTTATCCCTCGCGTTACTTTCTGATTAAATCCGACATCTGAGGATTTCACGATCGTCTTGTAGTTTGCGAAAAATACGCAGTCGGCCCACTCCTGCACCAACGCTGACGATCGTGCCTGGAGCTTCGGCTGGTAACGCTCGTAAGGCTCGACCTCGGGTGAGTCAAACCGCTTGATCTCGCAATGCGCCAGCATGATGACCGCCATGCCCTTTGCTCTCAAGCTGTTCAAACCGTCCAGCACCTTGCGCCAAAAATCCGCAGCGATGACCGCGCCCTTGCCGTAAGCAAGATCCTTCGCGTCGTATTTTGCGTTGATGGTTTCCCATATAAGGTTGTCGAGCCAGTCGAGGCTGTCGATCACGACCGTCTGATAGTCGTGGTCGCCTTGCAGGGCTTTGAGCGCGTCCTGCACTTCATCAAAACTCTTTGCCAGAGGGAAGTGCTCGACCTCAAGCTGGCCCAGACCGTCCTCGGTCAGGATGAAGATCGGGGCCGGTGCGCCTGCACCGAATGTTGTTTTCCCTAGCCCGTGAGGGCCGTACAGCATGATCCTCGGGGGAAGGATGTCCTTGTTCCTCTTTATTGCTTTAAGATCGATCGCCATTATTTTTTACTCCATATAAGGATTGAGAAACAAATCACCGCGCCGATGGCGCAAGCGTAAGAACAAACCTCTGAGATGCTCATTTTTCCTCCGCTGCAATTTCGGATGCGCGGTCGGCCACGATGTCCGAGTCCGAAAGGTAATCGACAAGCATTTCCTCGACCTTCTTTCTTTCCCGCTCGATGCGGTTTTCAAATGCTTGGGTGTTTGACGACATGCTGGCAACGTACATTTCATATGCGTAGGAAGGATCGCGGTGTTCGTACAGAAAATCGTACAGATCGAAGCGCACGTACCCGTTCGCCGGGTACTGACCGTGATCCATGACGCACTCGATCACTTCCTCAAGGGCCAGCTCTAACTGGCGGTGCGTCGGTTCCGGTGTGTCCCAACTGTCAGGGAAACACCTCGGGCAGTCGGTGGCTCCGCACATGCACCGTTCGGCGGTCATGCTGCCACCTGCTCAGCTGCGTCGCGGATTTCGTAGAACTTGGCAAGAGCCAATTCAAAAGACTCCGGCCTTGCCAAAATCTTGCCAGTCTTGCGGTCTTGTATTTCGTAGGAGTAGTGGTCGCGCTGCCAAAGCACTAACGACTTGTGCGACTGTATGAAGTGAACTGTTTGCATTTTCTTCTCCTGATCGGTTGGTTGGGTGCTGCTGGTACAGAACGGACAATAATGGACTATTTGCATCATGTCAACAATTATTTTATCCCCCCCTAAATACTTTGTTTGACACTTGACAGGGCGTAGTCTAGAGTGCGCGTTTGCAACTTGTCAACAAGGAAACGCACCATGTATCTATCAATGAACGCTGCCGCTGCCCGACTGGGCATCACCCGGCAATGGCTCTGGAAACTGGCCCGAGCGGGCAAGATCACGACGCTACCGCTTGCCGGTCGAAACGTGGTTGTTTTTGACGACGTATTCAAGGCCGAGGAGAAGCGGCGCAGGAAGGCGGTCAAATGAAACCTTACCGAATTAAGGTCAGCATCCGAAACAACCTCCTGCTGAACGCCATCGAGGAGCAGGGCTACCCGACCGTCGCGGCATTCGAGCGTGCGATGGGCGTGACATCCGGCAGGATGAACGGGCTGGTATCCATGCGCCTCGCCCCGCTGCTTGATTCCGGTGAGTTCTCAAAAGAAGCAAAGATGGCGATGGAGGTGCTCGGCGCAGCACCCACCGACCTCTGGACAGAACAGCAGCTCACGATCAAATTGCACCGCAATTCCGGTCAGCGCGAAATCGATGCGGATCTTGTGCACCACCTGCTCGAGCAGCGCCGGCAGATGGACTATCTGCCCAGCCCCGAGGACCATCTGCTTGAGCGCGAAACCAATCAATTAGTGGACGACCTGCTCAATACAATCAGGCCGCGTGAAAAAGAGGTTCTTATCAACCGATTTCAAAATGACGAAACATATAAGGAGGCCGGGAAAAAAATGAACGTCACACAAGAGCGGGTGCGACAGATTGAGGCCACCGCGTTACGGAAATTACGCGATCCGGCCAAACACGGACATCTAAACAAATCCGGGTTGATTAAAATAAACAAATACGGAGCAACGCTCGATGACTGACGAGACGAACACCGTGATCGAGATCCACCCGAAGGTGCTGATCGATGCAGCCCTCAAATACGCGGAGCGCGGCTTTCGCGTACTCCCCCTGCACACGATCAAAGGCGGGATGTGTTCCTGCGGGGACAAGGACTGCCGGTCGCCTGCCAAGCATCCCCTCACGCCACACGGTGCACAGGACGCCAGCTCGGACGAGATGACCATCCGGGGCTGGTGGTCTAAATGGCCCCAAGCCAATATTGGCCTGGCAATGGGCGACTCGGGCTGCGTGGCCCTCGATGTCGATACTCGGAACATGGGCCACCTCACCTGGGAGCAACTCATCACCGAGAACGGAGAGCTGCCCGAAACACCCACGCAGCGAACCGGCAACGGCTGCCATTACCTCGTTAGAATCGACCCCGCCGCCATCCCCCGCGTGCGCGGCAAGCTCGGCCCCGGCATCGACATCAAGGCCAACGGCTACATCGTGGCAGAACCCTCTATCCACCATTCTGGGCGGCGATATGCTTGGGACGATGGTCTGGACGTACTGCAAGGATTCATGCCCGCACAGGCTCCCGTATGGCTTGCCCGGATGCTCGTGGAACCTCTGGGCGACTCTGCCGCCCCCTCCGGGCCCAACCTCGGCGTAATCACCCTCCCCGTCCAGCTCCGCGAGGCCGCTGACGCCCTCACCCACCTCGACTCCGACGACTATCACCAATGGATTGAGGCGGGGATGGCCCTTCACGCCACCGGCCTGGGCGATGCCGCTTACCAAGTCTGGGTGGACTGGTCCCAGACCAGCCCGAAGTTCGATCACAAGGCGCAGCGGGCCAAGTGGGTGTCGTTCGGGCGTAACCGGCAGGCGGGCGTGACCATCAAGACCCTATTCTCCCGCGCTCAGGCGGTTGGGTGGGTCAACCCGATGACCCTCGCCCGGTTCAGCGAACCCGTCAAGGCTGACGGCCTGATCCTCAACCTCGACCAGCTCCGCGATCGCGCTTCCGGCCTCAAATGGCTGGTCAAACACGTTATCCCCGACAACGCGATCGGGATGTTTTTCGGAGCCTCTGGCACCTACAAATCCTTCATCGCCCTCGATTTCGGCCTTCACATGGCCCACGGCCTCCCGTGGCTTGAGCGCAAGACTAGAGCGGGCGCGGTCGTTTACATCGCAGCCGAAGGCGGCGCCGGACTTTGGAACCGCATCCGAGCCTGGCACCTCGACCGGAAACTGGCGATCGGCTCCATCCCCTTTTACGTCTGCCCGGTTGCCGTCAACCTCGGCGACCCCGACAGCGTACTCGCGGTCCAGACGGCCATCATTAACCTCGGCATCGAGCCGCGAATGGTCGTCGTTGATACCCTCTCCCAGACCTTCGCCGGGGACGAGAACAAACGCGAGGAGGCCGCAGGCTACCTGCGCTCTCTGGGCGAACAGATCCGCGCCCGGTTCGCCTGCACCGTCCTCCTCATCCATCACACCGGCCACAGCACCAACGAGCGTCCTAGAGGCTCCAGCGCCTTTATCGCCGACCTCGACTTCCTGTTCGGCGTTTTCAAGGAAAAAGAAGATCCGATCGCCACAATGGAGTGCCTGAAACAAAAGGACGGGGACAAAATAGAAAATCTCAATTTCCAATGCATCCGGCACGTTCTCGAACACGACGAGGACGGGGACGAGGTAACCTCGCTTGCCGCCATCTACACCAACCAAGTGCACGCGCTGGTTGCCGCAGTCAACGCCAGACAGGATTCCAACTACGGCAAATTCCTCCGCGCAGCCCAAATGGGCACCACCGTCGCGGACGCTAAAAAGGCATTTTTTGCCGATCTCGGGTCCGATAAAGCCGCCGATACCAAAGCAAAAGCATGGTCCCGGTCGCTGGCTTGGGCGCAGAAAAATAACCTTATTCGGGTCGAAAATAATGTGTTTTTTGTCGTTGCTGGACCGGACACCGAAAGTTCTAAATAGGACACTACCCCCCTGTTTTCGGACATGGACAGACAGGACAACCCAGTAGGAAAACCGACCCTGTCTGTCCCGGACATGTGTCCGGGGGGACATGTCCGGTTTCCTGTTTCCCGGACACGTGTCCGACACTTTACAGATAGGAATGATTCTCAATGATGAATATACTTTCACTTGGTGCAGGGGTCCAGTCTTCAACGCTGGCTTTGATGGCGGCGCATGGCGAGATCGGGCCGATGCCGGATGCGGCGATATTTGCGGACACGCAATGGGAACCTCGCAAGGTCTATGAATGGCTCGCTTGGCTGGAAAAGAAATTGCCTTTCCCCGTTCATCGCGTGACGAAAGGGAGTCTGCGCGAGGACACAATACGGAAGCAGAAAAGCACGGGGGGGCGGTTTGCGTCGATCCCGTGGCACATCCAGATGCCGAACGGTGACCGCGCAATGGGGCGTCGGCAATGCACGGCTGAATACAAGATTGGTCCGCTTAACAAGGAAAAGCGGCGTCTGCTTGGCTATCAGGCGCGGAAACGGATTCCGGTCGGTTCGTGTTCGACATGGATCGGAATCAGCACCGACGAAGCGAGCCGGATGAAGCCATCAACCGAGCGGTGGAGTGAGAACCGATTCCCTCTGATCGAGAAAGAAATGAGCCGGAATGATTGCTTGAAATGGATGGCAAAGAAAGGTTATCCACAACCGCCGAAATCCTCCTGCATCGGTTGTCCGTTTCACTCTGATAAGGAATGGCGAGCGATCAAAGCAGACCCTGAATCATGGGCCGACGCATTGGCGATTGACGAAATTATTCGTGAGACAGCACGCGGAATGCGCGGAACGCAGTACATGCACCGCTCCTGTAAGCCGCTTTCAGAAGTGGATTTAAGGACCGCAGAGGAAGCCGGACAAATGAGCATGTTCGATATGGAATGCGAAGGCATGTGCGGTGTATGAGAAGAGCCGCCCGTACCGATACAAACCACACCTCCACCGTCGCCGCCTTTCGCAAGCTCGGATGCTCGGTTTTAAGCCTTGCAAGTTTGGGAAAGGGCGTCCCCGACCTGCTCGTCTCCATCGGCGGGATCACCTGGCTCGTTGAGGTCAAAATGCCCAAAGGCAAAGAGACTGGCGACCAGATTGCCTTCATCTCGGGCTGGAAAGGATGCCGCGCCCTTGTTCGGGATTTGGAGGGCGTCATCACCACGGTTCGCCTAATGGCTGAACAATCCCGCGCCTGTAAATCAGCACTTGACGACGCGAAAATTTCGGAATAGTCTGGAATTATTGGCGAATTGGGGCAATAAATGGCCGGAAAATCCTTTAACGCAGATGCCGCAACTTTCGTTTCCGTCCTGTTCCACAGCGGGACGAACGCCCATTTCATGCACCTGCAAACGCCTTCCTTCTCGGCGCATTCCGCACTCAATGATTACTATCACCAAATCATCGACCTCACCGATGCCTGGGCCGAAGCCTTTCAAGGCTCCTACGAGGTTATCCGCGATTATCCGAACACCTTTCACGCCGATACCGATCCAACCAAGTACCTCACCAAGATAAAAGAGTTCGTCAAGGACTACCGCGCACATCTTCCCGAGGACACGCAGCTCCAGAACCTCGTTGACGAAATTGCTTCCCTGATCGACTCAACCCTTTACAAACTGAGGTTCCTGAAATAATGCCCTCGCACTCCCCCGCCCAAGCTCGCATGATGGCTGCCGCCGCTCACGACCCCAAGTTTGCCAAGAAAGTCGGCGTGCCGGTTAAGGTTGCAAAGGAATACAACCAAGCCGACAAAGGAAAACGGCTTGCCGAGGCCATGAAACGTATGCCGAATAGCAAAGATGATACCTAAGTGACTGCTAACTCAGGCCATTTTAAAAAAGGTGACAAAAGGCCCGGAGCTGGTCGCCCCAAAGGATTGCAGAACAAAACGACCATCGCCGCGAAAGAGGCCATCGCTCGCTTTGTTGACGGCAACGCAGACCGCTTGCAGGGCTGGCTTGACGAGATCGCCGCCGATCAAGGGCCAGCAGCCGCCTTTAAGTGTTTTTCCGACCTGCTTGAGTATCACGTTCCGAAACTCGCAAGGACTGAAGTCACCGGTGCCGACGGTGGCCCTCAAGAACTCAAGATCACATGGCAGTCCGAGAAATAGAAATCCCTTATGCGCCCCGCAAAGCGTTCAGGTCATTCCACAACCGCACGCAGAGATGGGCGTGCCTCGTCGCGCACCGTCGCGCAGGAAAGACCGTCGCCGCGATCAACGACATCATTCGAGCTGCGGTCATGTCACGAGATCCGATGCCGCTCTACGGGTTCGTCGCCCCGTTTCGCAGCCAGGCTAAATCAGTCGTCTGGGACTACCTCAAGCACTACTCGTTGCCCATCGCAGCCGACAGCAACGAAGCAGAACTCACCGTGACGCTCGTCAACGGCTCCAAGATCCGGCTGTTCGGCGCCGACAATGCCGACGCCATTCGTGGACTCGGATTCTCCGGCATTTACATGGACGAATTCGGGGACTTCAAGCCGAGCGTCTGGGGTAACGTGATCCGTCCTGCGCTCTCCGACCGGCAGGGATGGGCCGTGTTCGGTGGTACGCCAAAAGGCAAAAATCAGTTCTGGGACATCAGGTCCACAGCCAGCAGGCTAAAGGACGAGTGGTTCCTACTTGAGCTGCCTGCCAGCAAGTCGGGCCTGCTGCCTGACAGCGAACTGTCTGCCGCTCGCGCCCAACTGAGCAAGGACCAGTACGATCAGGAATATGAATGCTCATTCGAGGCCGCGATTCTAGGGGCGTTCTACGGCGAGGAGCTGCGAGAAGCCACCGAAGAGGGCCGGATCTGTCAGGTTGATTACCAGCCCGAGGTGCCGGTGCACACGGCGTGGGATCTGGGATACCGCGACGACACCGCGATCTGGTGGTATCAGGTCATCCGCAACGAGATCCACGTTATCGATTATTACGCGGTCAGCGGGGCCAACATCAACGAACTTGGCGCGGTGGTCAGGTCCAAGCCTTACAAGTACGGCAAGCACTACCTCCCGCACGACGCCCGCGCCAAGACGCTCGCCTCGGGCGGCAAGTCGATCATCGAGCAGATGGCCGAGCATCTGGGCATCAACAACATGGCAATCGTCCCCGACCTCGGCGTGCAGGACGGCATCCAAGCGGTGCGCCAGATGCTCCCTCAAGCATGGTTTGATGCCGATCGCTGCTTCGATGGCATCGAGGCGCTGCGCCAATACCAGCGCGAATATGACGAGGACAAGAAAGCCTTCAGGCAGACCCCAAGACATGACTGGACGAGCCATCCCGCAGACGCCATGAGGATGCTGGCTGTTGCCTGGCGCATTGAGCCGAGAGCCAAAGCACCCGACACGCACCGACCGCTGATGGTCGGACCCGAGAACACCGTAACCCTCAACGACATGTGGGCAACCCACAAATCATCTAGGAGCAGCAGACTATGAGCGGCGTATCCAATCCTTATCGCTATCAGTATGAAACCGTTGCAGCTTCACAGACCGCTCAGGTTCTGGGCGGCACAGGCGCTGTCGGTGACTATGTGCACCGGCTTATCATTTCGGTGGTGACGGCCGCTTCCTCGGGCGTGACCCTAATTGATGGCAGCACCTCAATCGTGTTGCTCACCGGCGCAGCCACCAACGTTCCCGGAGTCTATTCGGTCGAGGTCAACGCGGTATCGGCGTCCGGCGCTTGGAAAATTACCACCGGAGCCGGTGCCACCGTTGTCGCGGTCGGGATATTCTCGGCATGAACAAGGCCGGTCTTTACGCCAATATCTTAGCCAAGCAGGAGCGCATCAAAGCAGGCTCGGGCGAGCAGATGCGTAAGCCCGGCTCACCCGGTGCACCGACTGCTGCCGCTTTCCGCGAGTCGGCAAAGACCGCAAAGCCCGAGAAGAAGAAATGACCGCCGCCTGGACTCGCAAGGAAGGAAAGAACGCTGCCGGTGGCCTGAACGCCAAAGGCCGCGCCTCCTACAAGGCCGAGACTGGCGGGACGCTCAAGCCGCCGGTCAAAGCTGGCGACAACCCTCGGCGTGCCTCGTTTCTCGCCCGGATGGGCAACATGCCGGGGCCGATGGAGAAGGACGGCAAGCCGACCCGCTTGGCGCTTGCGCTGAAGGCGTGGGGCGCATCAAGCAAAGAGGACGCGCAGGCTAAGGCGCGAGCCATTTCAGGGCGCAATCGTGGCTGATGCAGACCGCATAGCCGCCGCGCTGCGCTATCAGCAGGAGCTGGATGCGGCGCAACGACCGGCAACCATGAACCCGAACATCGCCGCGCAAGGAAAAGAAATAAGTTTTCAGCGAGAAATTAAAAATTCACCTTGGTATTCGGAGTTTGTTAAAAGCTACGGAGAAACACCCGATCTCAGCAAAACAGCCAATTATGATTACAGAAAGGCATGGGAAGCGGGGATCAGACCGCAGCCAGATCCTTACGATAACAATAAGTATCATTGGCCTTCGTCAACATCAAACGGGGAAATGTTGAAATCTGCGGATCATCCGACTGCATGGAAAGAACATTACATGCGGGCAACAGGAACAAATCCCGATGCAGTTGGAGCAACACAAGCAGATTGGTTAAAAATGACATTAAGGCAAAAATAAATGGAACCAACCAGCACAGGCGTCCAGAAATGGCTGAACACCGTCGCCACCTATGACGGCGACTTCAAGAAGTGGGAAGCCCGCACGCAAAAGATCATCAAGCGGTATCGGGATGACAATCGCAGTTCCAATACCAGCGAAACCGCGAAGTTCAACATTCTCTGGTCAAACGTCCAGACGCTCATTCCGGCGGTCTACGCTCGCCTGCCGAAGGCCGACGTTTCCCGCCGTTTCGGTGACAACGACCCTGTGGGCCGGGTCGCCTCCCAACTGATCGAGCGGGCGCTGGACTTTGAAGTCGAGCATTATCCCGACTTCCGCGCCACGATGAAGCATTGCGTCGAGGATCGGTTCCTCGGCGGGCGCGGCGTTGCTTGGGTGCGGTACGAGCCGCACGTTCGCAATCAGGAAATCCCCGAGGACGGGCTGGAAATCACCGAGGACGTTGACGAGCCTGAAGAAGGAATGCAGACCGACGCGACTGCGGGAGAGGTCGAGCCGCAAGAGGAAATCGAGTACGAGTGCGCCCCGACCGACTACGTTCATTGGAAAGATTTCGGGCATTCTGTTGCACGAACCTGGGAGGAGGTGACCTGTGTCTGGCGGTGGGTCTACATGACCCGAGAGTCCCTGATCGAGCGGTTCGGCGAGAAGGTCGGCAAAAACATTCCGTTTGATGCCGGTCCTGACACGCTCAAAACCTACGGGCAATCGACGAAGGAACACACCCGCGCCAAGATCTGCGAACTCTGGGACAAGGAATCCGGCAAGGTCTACTGGTTCAGCAAGAACATGCCGGAGATCATCGACGAGCGGGACGACCCGCTGGATCTGGAAGGGTTCTGGCCCTGCACTCGCCCCCTGTATGCGACCATGACCAGCGACACCCTGGTGCCGGTCCCTGACTTTGTGCTTTATCAGGACCAAGCGGTCGAACTGGACATTCTCTCCGACCGAATCGATGGTCTGGTCAAGGCGCTCCGGGTGCGCGGCGTCTACGATGCCAGCCAGCCAGCACTTCAGCGCCTGATGACCGAGGGCGAGAATAACGCCTTGATCCCGGTCGACAAATGGATGGCGTTCGGTGAGAAGGGCGGTCTGAAGGGCAGCATCGACTTGCTCCCGCTGGACACGCTTGCCGATGCGTTGCTCCAATGCTATCGGGCACGAACCGAAATCAAGAACCAGATATACGAGATCACCGGCCTGTCGGACATCATTCGCGGATCTTCGATGGCGAGCGAAACGGCGACCGCGCAGCAGATCAAGGGCCAATACGCCAGCATCCGGCTCCGCTCGATGCAGGAAGATGTGGCGATGTTTGCCACCGAGCTGCTGCGCCTGAAGGCGCAAATCATTTGCACGAAGTTCCAGCCGCAGACGATCCTGATGTACGCCGCCGCCCAGCAGATGCAACCGGCTGACCAGCAGCTCATCCCCGAGGCCTTGCAACTGATGGGCGACAACCCGCTGCGGAGTTTCCGGATCGAGGTCGCCGCCGATTCTCTTGTGCAACTAGACGATCAGCAAATGAAGCGCGACCGGATGGAGTTCATCCAGGCATTCGGCGGGTTCTTGCGGGAAGCCTTGCCGGTCGCCCAAGCCAGCCCGGAGATCACGCCGATGCTGATTGAGGTGATGAAGTTTGGTATTGGCGCGTTCAAACAAGCAAAACCGATGGAAGGCGCTCTGGACGCTGCGCTGGACCAGCTAAAAGAGAAACAGGCGCAACCGCAACAGCCGCGTCCTGACCCGGAGATAATGAAACTGCAAGCGCAGCAAGCATCCGACCAAGCTCGGGCGCAGGCCGATATTCAGGCGGCGCAGGCCAAAGCGCAGTTCGATGCCCAGATCCAGCAAGCGAAGATTCAGGCCGAGGTGCAGATTGAGCAGATGAAAGCTCAAGCCGCAGCACAGACCGAGGCGCAGCGCCAGCAATACGAAGCGGCGATGGCACAGCAGAAACTCCAATCCGAGGAACAGTTCAACCGCTGGAAAACCGAGCTTGAGGCGGCGACGAAAATCATGGTCGCCCGAATCGGGGCCAATCCGGGGCTGGACATTCCGGCGATCGAGGCACAGCAGGCCGCATCCGAGAAGATCACCGCCGAGTTGGGCGACCATGTAAAAGTGGCGATCGACCGCATGGCGGGGATGCACGACGCGATGCTCGGGCGGCATGACCAGACCATGAACCAGATGGGCGGGATGATGCAGATGCTGGCGGCACCGAAACGGATTGTGCGCGGGCCTGACGGTCGGGCGGCGGGCGTCGAGGTGATGACGCAATGATCGTGACCACCACGAAGGGCACGATGGACGACTCCCTGCTTGAGAAGCGCGAGGGAGGTTTGGACAACGACAATGAAAGCACCGTCTGGGTCGAATACTGGCTGGCCGGGGAACTTGTTCACAGGTCAGCGCATGTGAGCCTCAAACGGGCAGCGGTATCAATTTCTGAAATCGGAGGATTCAATGGCTAACACCCAGGCAATGTGCACCAGCTTTAAAGGAGAGATACTGTCAGGCATTCACGCGCTCGGGACCACGGTCATTCGGGCCGGAACCGGAGCCGACACGCTGAAAGCCGCTTTGTATCTGGCGAGCGCCACAGTAAATGCCTCCACGACCGCCTACAGCGCCACAGGCGAGGTTTCGGGATCTGGCTATAGTGCAGGCGGCGTAACGGTGACAAACGCCACAGCGCCCACTACAAGCGGCACGACGGGCTACTGGACACCGAGCGCGAGCTTCACCTACACGACTGTGACCCTGACGACCGCGTTCGACGCGGTACTGGTCTACAACTCAACCCAAAGCAACAAGGCGATCAGCGTCCACACGTTCGGCAGTCAGACCATTACAGCGGGTACTTTTACGTTGACGATGCCAACCAGCGACGCGACGAACGCGCTGATCCGAATTGCCTGATAAATGGCACAGGGCGCATGGGACACCGGAACTTGGGACGCTGCTCTCTGGGACAGTCTCCCCGTCACCGGCGTTGCCGGGACCGGATCGGTCGGCAACCTCGGGCTGTCCCAAAGTAATGCCCTTACCGGCGTTGCCGGAACCGGCGCAGCCGGAACCGTTGCACCAGGCCTCACCCTATCCATTACCGGCGTCCAAGCGACCGGAGCGGTCGGTAATGAAGGCGTCAGCGTCACCGTCGCGCTCTCCGGCGCCGCAGCCACCGCAGCGGTGGGCAATGTCACTCTGGCTTCAACTGCTGCGCTTGTTGGGGTTGACGCTACCGGAAGCGCCGGGACCGTTACCGTCTACACGCCGCCGATCATTATCATCGACGATACGCACGACGGCGACTATAAAAAGAAGCGGTGGGCCGACGAGCGCGAAAAGAAAGAAAAGCGCAAGCGCGAAATCATTGACCTCTACGAGCGGATTGTCGAAGGCAAGCCAGAAATTGCCGAGGAAATCGTCGCCCCGTTTGTCAAAACCAAAGCCCGAGGGCAGCAAACCGCCCCGACAGTCCGTCAAATTGATTTTGACAAATTGATGCGGGATATTTCAAGGGTTGAGGCGCTCTTAACCGAGCATATCGAAATGGACGACGAGGAAGTGCTCGCATTGCTATGACTAGAAAACGCTGGATATACATCAATGGTGAGGCGATCGAGGTCGGCAACTACGACCCCGAGCCGCAGGCGCATTACATCATGGGCGACATTCAGCCCTATCAATCAATGGTTGACGGGTCAATGATTACCGGCAGGCGTCAGCATCGAGAACACTTGCGCGAACACAATTGCATTGAGATCGGCAACGAATCGATGGAAAACAAGGCACCTGCGCCAGTAAAAGACACGCGCAAGGAGGTCTTGCGGGCGCAACTGGCGAACATGACGCACAAGGAAGCCAACAAGATTTTGCACAAGCTCAGAGAAGAAATTCGTTTCACCCGCAGATAATCCACCCCCACAGGGAGAATCAAAATGGCAGAAGATCTTAATTCCATCGTTCCGGTTGAAAACGCTGACGCAAGGCGTGAATTGCTGTCTCAACAATTTGACGAGGCAGAGGCCGCGCCGCAACCGGCGCAGGCCAACACCGCCGAGCGACCCCGCGACGAAGCGGGGAAATTCGCATCGCCCAAAGCGCAAGCAGAGCCGGAGCAGGAACCGGCAGAGGAACCCGTCTGGAAACGCCCTCCGGCAAGCTGGAAAAAGGATTACCACGAAGCCTGGCAGACCGCCGACGACCGGCTGAAGGAATACGCCTGGACCCGCGAAGAACAGATGAAGGCGGGGCTTGAGCCGCTGAAGTCAAAAGCCCAGTTTGCCGACCAGATGCAGGAGGCTGTTCAGCCCTACATGCAAACGATTCGGGGGTTGGGCATTGACCCCCCGAGAGCGGTAAAAGCCTTGCTGGAGGCCGACCACGCCCTGCGATACAGCACACCTGAACAAAAATTGCAACTTTTTAGTAGACTTGCTCAGCAGTACGGTGTAAATTTGGGCCAAGTGCAGGGTTTGCCACAGCAAACGCCTGTGGATCCAATGGTTTATAGCCTTCAAAACGAATTAAATTCGGTTCGCGGTGAAATAAACGGTTGGAAACAGCAACAAGAGCAAGCACAGAATTCTGCTTTACTTGGGGAAATTAACCAGTTTTCCCAAAAGGTTGAGCATTTTGAAGAAGCTCGGCCAGTAATGATCCAGCTCCTACAGAGCGGCGTTGCGACTGACCTGCAAGATGCATACGAAAAGGCAGTACGCCTTGATCCGAACCTTTTTGAAGCCGTTCAACAGAGCCAACAAGCCGAGGTTGACGCACAGAAAAGGGCAGCAGCGAATAAAGCTGCTAAATCGGCTCGGGCGGCAGCGGTTAGCGTGAAAAGCTCCACACCCGGCGCGGTCACGACTACCAAAGCGCAAGATCGACGTTCTCTCCTGGCTGAGCAGTTTGATTCCATGAGCGAACGACTCTGATAACTTTTAGGAGCTAAAAAATGGCCTTCGCCAATAGCTCGATCAGCGACATCATTGCGACGAATATCCAAAGTCGCACCGGTGAGCTGGCCGACAACGTTTAACAATAGACGTTATAAAACTCCGTGAATTCGGTAAAAAGCTGAGATGCCAATACCGAGCCAAGCGGCGCAGTTAAAAGGGCGCTGAAGGTGTAACGACTAGGGCGATGCGGAAGCTGAACCCCACGAGCGCGGAGCGCAAGTATTATCCACAGAGGGGAATCCCAAATGGTGACAATCTACGGTTTAGAAGATGCAAGTACCGGCGCGGCTTATATAGGCTGCACAGCAGGAAGACCTGGCAAAAGGATGCGAGAGCATCGAAGTTTATTAAAAGCCGGTAAGCATAGTTCTAAAAGGTTGCAGGAAGCGTGGAACGATCACGCTGGACAGTTTCAGATGAAGGTTCTTGAAACAATGCCAGCAGAAGTTTCGGTGATTGAAAAACGCGAGCGCGAGTTGTCTTGGATGAAGCATTATCGGGTGCAAGGTTTGTTGTTAAATGACAATGAATTGTCTTTCAGACCACCCCCGGATGCTCCAGCAAAGGCAGCAGCGGCAAGAGTAGCGAACGGCTACCGGCCTAGCGCGGAAAGCAACATGAAGCGTAGATTGGCGCAGCTTGGAAGGCCGAAAGGTCATGGCGCAAAAATTAGCGCCACCAAGTTAGCGAAAAACTTGCGATGAGATAGTCTGCTCTGCACATAAAATGAATGTGCAGGTTTCGGATAAAGAGCCGAAACGTAACACCAGGACAAACAACAATGCACTTCTGCGGCGCTTGAAGGAACGCGGGAACGTTAAAACGTTTTCCGGCGGTAACGTCATCCTTCAGGAAATTATGTACAACGACAGCACGACGAATAACACGAACTCTTACTCGGGTTATGAAGTGCTGAACGTCAGCCAGAACAGCCCGATTTCGGCTGCTCAGTTCTCGATCACCCAGTACGCTTCTGCCATTTCCATCAGCGGTCTGGAAATGATCCAGAACAGCGGCAAGGAAGCGATCATTGACCTGCTTGACGGTCGGATGAACGTTGCCGAGGCGCAACTGGCTAACCGTATCGGTTCGGACATCTATCTTGATGGAACCGGCAACAGCGGCAAGAACATCACCGGCCTCGGCGCGGCTGTTCCTGACGCACCTAGCACCGGAACTTACGGCGGCATTAACCGCGCTACGTTCTCGTTCTGGCGTTCGGTTAAGTATTCGGGCACCACCGATGGTGGCTCGGCTGTTACTGCATCCAACATCCAGCAGTACATGGACTCGCTTGCGGTTCAGTTGATTCGCGGAACGGACAAGCCGGATTTGATCGTCGCCGACAACAACTACTATCGTCTGTACCTGCAATCGCTTCAGTCGATTCAGCGCATTTCCGACTCGGGCAGCTCTACTGCCGGGGCTGGATTCGCTTCGCTGAAATACTACGGCGCGGGCATGGCATCCGATGTGGTGCTTGATGGTGGTATCGGCTCTGCCGCGACCGCTAATCACATGTGGTTCTTGAACACCAAGTACATGATGTTCAGGCCGCACGCTGACCGGAATTTCGTCCCGATCGGTGGCGAACGTCAAGCCATTAACCAAGACGCCGTCGTGAAATTGGTCGGCTGGGCGGGCAATCTGACTTCCAGCGGGCCGCAGTTCTGCGGCGTGCTGATCGCCTAACGGAGACATAAAATGGCATACACTTTTGACGATAACAAAGCCGGTCTTCTGCAAATTGCGGTGACTGATGCTGGCGTAACGATGGCCAACGGAACGAGTGCAATCCCGACTCCTCCGGCGGTCTTGGGTCAGGTCGAACGCGCTTTCGATCCGACTTATGGCGCAGGTGAGTTCATCCTGCTGGTCGGCGTAGCAGGCACGACTATAGGTTCGCTGGTCACCTACGACGGCACTACCTATCAGACGACCCTTGCTGCAACGACTTCCAACCAGGCTCGCCCGGTTGCGGTTGCAATGTCTGCGAATCTTGCCGGTTCTTTTGGCTGGTATCAGATCGAAGGTACTGCGGTTTGCGCGAAATCTACTTCGTCTAATTTTGCGGCGACCGTTGCGGTCGGTGTGAAATCGACGGGTAAAGTCGGTGCAACGGGTTCGGGCAAAGAGATTCTCGGCGCCCGTACCGCAAATGCCGCAACGGTTGCCTCGGCAACTACCACGGTGAATGTGGTGATGAACCGACCGCATCTGCAAGGCCGCATCACTTAATCAACGAAAGGAAAGCGGGTCGGGGGACGCTCTGGCTCGCAATCTCGCATGGATATTGAAATCATTTGCAACACCGACGATGCCGAGATCTTTGGCAATGTCGGACTAAATTCAAGATCCTGTGCGCGTTGGGTCTCACAGGTCCCCGCCCATGATGGTCACGCGATCCTTGTGGGCGGCGGTCCTTCTGTTGCTGATTTTCTGCCAATGATCGAAAAACGTCGATCATTAGGACAGTCGATTTTCGCGCTCAATGGAGCGGCAAAGTTTCTTAACCGTTACGGGATCGTGCCGGAATATCAGGTCATCCTTGACGCTCGGGCAGAAAACATTGATTTGATCGGGAAAGCAGAAAAATATCTGATTTCCTCGCAATGCCATCCGACGCTCTTTGAAGCGATCGGGGGCGAGATTACAACCTGGCACCCGGCCATTGAAGGGCTGGAAAACCACCTGCCTGAATACAAGGACGAATACGCCTTGATCGGGGGCGGCACCACGGTCGGGTTGTCGTCGATGTGCCTGGCGTACACGCTCGGCTACCGCAAGCTCCACCTGTTCGGCTATGACTCCTCTCACCGTCAGACGATGGGTCACGCTTACCGTCAGCCGCTAAACGATCACGATGTGCTGTGCAAGGTCACAATCGGAGGGAAAGTATTCACCAGCTCTCTGACGATGGCGCGGCAGGCCGAGCTGTTCCCTTCAGTCTGCAATAACCTGATTGATCTGGATTGCATCATCACGGTCGATGGCGATGGTCTTATAAAGGAAGTCGTCAACGAGATGCGGCGCAATTCGGCGCCAATGGCCGAGGATGAAAAGTACCGGAAAATGTGGTCCATTCCGGCGTATCGGGATACCGCTCCCGGCGAACTGATAGCGGAAACATTTGCCAAAGTCACCGGAATAAAGGCAAGAACCGTTGTTGTAGACTTTGGCTGCGGGACGGGTCGAGGTGCGAAACGCATTCAAGAGCTGACCGGCGCCAACATGAAGCTGGTGGATTTCTCAGAAAATTGCCTTGATAAAGATGTCAAATTCCCTCTGACGATTGCGGATCTGACAAAGCCCATTCACATCACCGGAGACATTGGATTTTGCACCGATGTGATGGAACACATTTCGCCTGAAAACGTTGATTCCGTGATAAAAAACATCATGGAATGCGTTGATTCAGCATTCTTCCAGATCAGCCTTGTGCCTGATAACATGGGCGCATTGATCGGTCAACCGCTGCATTTATCGGTGTTTCCGTACCATTGGTGGCTGGATAAACTAGCCGGTTATGAATTGATCTGGTCAAATCACGATCAGCAAAATGCAGTCTTTTATATCAAAAAGGAGCAGTAAAATGGCTATTCCTTCACGAGTTCTTGCTTCTGGCAATTCCCCGCTGGCGACTATCAGCATCTGCGGTGACGGCGCGACCGCTTTGGTTGCTACCGGCAGCACGATTGCAGACGCTCTTCAACTGTCTGCAGTCTGGAACACAATCACAACTTCATCTTCCGGCACCGGCGTTATTCTGCCGCCGACCGAAGCAGGTGCAATGATCGGCATCCGCAATGATTCGGGGCAGACGATCACCGTTTATCCGAAATCAGGATCAACCATTAACGCCGCGGCTTCTACGCTTTCGGTTGCAACAGCAAAGACGGTCATTCTGTTCGCCACCAGCGCGACCACTTGGGCGTCGGTTCTTACTGCGTAATGACTATTCCCTCGCGGGTTCTGGGTGCGGGTGCAGCTCAACTGATGACGGTCGCCATTTGCGGCGACGGCGTGGACGGGCTGACCGCAACGGGATCTACGAGAGCCAATGCTTTGCAACTGACGCACATCTACAATTCAATTGATACCGCAGCCGCCGGGACTGGCGTTAAATTGCCGCCCACACAAATGGGCGCGACAATCTACGTTGCAAATTCCGGCGCAAGCGCGATCAAGGTTTATCCATACGAAGCCGCCACAACGGTGAATCAAACCACATCCGCTTCTATCGCCAAAGATCACACAAGCATCTTTTTCGCGGTAACGAATGCAATGTGGTACAGCATCAACGGCACCAAAACTTAAATCCCCACAGGAGAAGACGATGGCACTTGATAGCGACATCAGCAATTCAGACTCACACCTGCACGTTGAGTTTTATGAGAATGATCGCAAACCCTACGAGGGCGTGCCGTTTGTTCGCATCATGATACCTGGGGACAAGACCACCGAAATCGATCAGCCTGTGCGCGAAGATCACAAGGAACGATTCCCGAGGCAATGGCTGTATTACCAGATGAAAAACAGCGATGGGTCGTTGATCGGCACCCCTTTGGAGGCGTGGCACAAGGCCGCGCCGGAAGAATTCAACGACCGGCAAATGGCTGAACTTCAGATACTCAAGTTTCAGACCGTCGAACAAGTCGCAACCGCTTCAGACTCTCAGGTCCAGAAGGTCGGCATGGGTGCGGCGGGCTTGCGCGAACTCGCAAGGGCGTTTCTTGCTCGCAAGAACCAAACGCAAAACAGTTCGGACCTTGAGCAGACGCGACTTGAATTGGATGAATTGAAGGCGCAGATGGCGATGCTGATGAACC